TTTGCTTGTGCTTCTTTTCTCACTCGGCGAACGCTCGAAATTCCAGAGTGCTCATTATTTCACTCTTAAATCTTTTAAGTACACGCTCTCGTATCTCGCCTCGAAAGACTCACCGCTTGAATGGTCTCTAGTCCCGAAGTTTTACTATTTACATTCAAGCTTCTCGTCTTCCAACGCTCGCATTCTCGAGCATTCCCTTAAAATCTTTAATCGCAAAATAACTGCGCTTCTGGAACCTTCTCGCTCTCGCCATGCTCGAAAAGAAAGCAACTTCGCTGTTTGCACCCGGCAGTAATTAGTCCCGTATTAATTCTCATCACAATTACCGCATTGCATACAGTCGAATTGTTGCTTCGCTGTTAGGGCTTTTGACGCTTCGCTTGCACGTGCGACGTGCACAACGCCCTAAACAGCTGCGCAGCACTTCGACTTCGTACGCAAATGCTTAGTTCATTCACTAGTCCCGAACATAGTTGAATAAAAGTCCCCGGAGAAATTGCCTGCTCGTATTCCGCGAAAATACTCCCTCCATTTTTTCATTTCACGCTATCGCTCTCAGGCTTACGGCCTTCGGCCTACAGCCATTCGGAAATAAAATAAATGGAACCTTCCGTATTCTCTTGGAATACCAGTCGCTGCGCTCCTTCTGCGCTCCAATTTACTCCTGGTAGTTGTTAGTCCCGTATTAATTTTGTGGACTAAAAGAACAAATCATCTTTCCATCTTTGAGTTCAAGGACTTCACATCCAAGGTCATCAAGAATCATTGCCGCAACATCTTTGTAGTCTGCGAGTTGTTGTGCAAGCTCTTTGTCCGATAGGCTCTCATCAAAAGCAATATCAAACAGCGAATCGGCAATCGCATTGGTCAACGAAAGCCTTATTTCAAAAGGGTTATTTGCCATTGACAGAGCCTAGCATGGGTGATAAGCTGCTTTTGGCGATAAATCAACTGAACACAAGGAGAATACGAACATGTCATCAGCGCCAGTAACAATAACCGGAAACCTCACGGCGGACCCAGAAATCCGTTACTTTGACTCAGGAGCAGGGAAGCTTTCATTCTCTGTTGCGGTCAACAACTTCTGGACCGACGCAAAAGGTGAGAAGCAAGAAAAGACCTCTTACTTCAATGTCATCGCATGGCGAAATCTTGCAGAAGATGCCGTGCGTGTTCTTGAAAAGGGCATCCGTGTAACAGTCACGGGCCGTCTTGAGCAAGAGACATGGGACGACAAGGAATCAGGCAAGAAGCGCTCAGCCGTGAACATCCTCGCTGATGAAATTGGCGTATCTGTTCGCAACATTGAGACATTGCAGCGCAAAGCAAAGGCAGAGAATGCTTCTGGCAACCCTGTCAACGCTCGTCCTGCACAGAAAGCACCAGCACGAGCAGGCGCTCGTCCAGCTACAACCCGCAATGACTTTGATTCATTCGGGGAAGAGCCTTTCTGAGCCTGACATTTGGCAGCCTCTTCGCCGGAGTCGGCGGTTTCGACCTTGGGTTTGAAGCCGCCGACTGGCAATGCCGGTGGCAAGTTGAATGGGACCCTGCATGCCAGCAGATACTTAAGAAACACTGGCCAGACATCCCAAAATATCTTGATGTTAGAGATGTAAAAGGCAACGAGATAGAACCAGTTGATTGCATTAACTTTGGAAGCCCGTGCCAGGACCTCTCCGTGGCCGGCGTCCGCAAAGGCCTCTCTGGTGAGCGCTCTGGTTTATTCCATGAAGCAATAAGAATTATCAAGGAGATGCGTGATGCAACAAATGGACAATACCCACGACTCGCAATCTGGGAAAACGTTCCCGGAGCACTTACTTCCAACAAAGGTGCTGACTTCGGGGTCGTCCTCGATGAAATGGCCAAATCAGGGTGCGTGGCGCTTGACTGGGCAATCCTTGATGCTCAGTACTACGGAATCGCCCAGCGACGGCGCCGCATCTTCGTGTGTGCTACATACGATATTGGTGCCGCAGAGCGAAGTCCCCTCCCGTTACTACCTGTCCAAGAGGGCATGCGAAGGCATTCTCAGAAGGGCCGACAGGAGAAACAAAAAGCTGCCGGAAAAGCTTCGTCAAGCATTGGAAGCAGTAGCGAACAGGGAGTCTTAGCATTTGAAAACAGTGGCTTTGCCAAATGGCAAGAAACTGACAAAGCTCTAACATTGCGAGCCCGTGATGCAAAGGGTCCTGGAACCATTGTTACAAACATGGATAGCAATGATGAGGTCTATTCGTTTGATACTCAGTTCGGCTCAAATGCAAATGTTTTCACTGACCATGCGCCAACCCTTAAAGCTACACAGCAGTCACCAAGTGTTGCTTACGAGAATGATGATTCACCAATAGTCTTTCATCCACATAGACAGGACGGAGTTCGCTTACAAGGCGACACAATCAACACGTTGACTGCGTTCATGGGAACAGGCGGCCTGAATACACCAATGGTTGCGCAAGCTGAACAACTCAATGATGGAATAGCAATGACTCTCCGTAGCGGTGGTGACGGTGGAGTGCCATCAAGCAGGGGTGAAAACTTAGTCATTGATGCAATTGCTTACGATGAATACAACGACAAGCTTGTTGAAGGTGGAATTCATCACGCAATTAGGGCTGGTACAAAACAGTCAACTGGCGTGTTGCAGAACATGGTGGTTAGACGCCTTTTGCCAAAAGAATGCGAGATTTTGATGGGCTGGCCAGTGGACCACACCAGATGGCGTGCAGACGGAAAAGAACAGCCCGATACAGCGAGGTACAAGCAAACTGGGAACGGAGTTGCTGCGCCCGTAGCTGAATGGCTTGGAAAGATATTCAAAGGACTACTGGATGATTCAGCAAGCAAGTAAAGAACTACCACGCACATGGAATGCTGCTTCAGCAGTTGCATTGAGCAAGATACTCCCACCAGAAAACGAACAATTAGAGGTGTGGAGTGGAATATCTGACCTAATTGCAAGCATGAATGGCTCAAGCGAGAACATCATCAAGATGCTTAGGACTCAGCTCGACTTATTCATCAATGACATGTTTTACGATGATTCAAAAAATGCTTCAACTGAGTGGAGGTCAATCGGCAGACTCGCCAACATGCTCGCTCTTTCGCTTGGTCACAATCTAAACCTTCAATACGTGCACGAAGTTCTTTGTAGGAAGCAGCACGACTACGGTCATGAAAACATTCAGCGGTTTGGCAGAGCCGGATTGATGGTTAGGGTCCACGACAAAGTTGCGAGGCTTGAGAACCTCATCGGCAATAGTTCGGAACCAAACAATGAGTCAATCCAGGACAATGTCATGGATGTGATTGGCTATTCAACCATTGGAATCATGTGGGAATCAGGAACATTCTTGCTCAACTTGGAGCAGGCATAACCGAAAACAAAGAAGATGAAATCGTTGTTCATAATGGCAACGGTTGGCATGGCCTTCCTTACTACTTGACATCGTGTGGTCTTGAAGATGGCTCTTACCATGTCACCTACAACAAAGATTTAGTTACCTGCAAAGAATGCATCAAAGCTGTTAACGGGTAAGCCCTCGTTTTAGATAGTCAAGCACCAATTGGCTTGATGAATCATCCGATGAGTCATCTGAACCTTCAACGGCAGCGTTAACTATCGAGCGCTTTGACTGTATCAAGTCGTAAATCTGCTCATCAACAGTACCCGTGGCTATTGCGTATGTGACCATAACAGAACCCTTTTGTCCCAATCGGTGACACCGACTGTAAAGCTGGTCAACATCTGCAGGAGTCCATGGAAGTTCTACGAACAATACTTTTTGAGCAGCTGTAAGCGTGTGCCCTGTTTTAGCTGCCTGCATAGAAAGAACTATCACTGGAGCTTCTTCTGTTGAAAGAGTTTGAAATTCTTTTTTTGCTTTTTCAACATCCTGCACATCCATGCCACCTTGAATTTTTAAGCCGCCAAACTCGTTTGCCAAGAAATCAACTACATCTCTATGGTGTGCAGCAATTACAACTTTCTCACCAGCTTCAATCTGAGTCTTTACCCACTCTTTGATTGAGTCCATCTTTCCTTTGGCTGCAAGACGGCGTAAAACCGAAAGCTTTACAAGGTGAATATTTGATTCAGCTTTTATTTTTGCAACAACGGCAGCTGAGTATGGAGACTTGCCTATTTCTATTGCAATTTCTTTTGCGCGCTGAACCAAGTACTCGACTATGTCGTCTTCTGCTTTCTTGTATTCTGCTTTGTGCTTTTCAGAAAGACTAATCACATGCCTGTCATGTATTACATCGGGCAGTTCCGGAAGAACCTGTTCTTTTGTTCTGCGTATATAGCAAAGAGAACGAAGTATCTCATTGAGCTCTTGAAGGTTTGTTGCCCCAGATGTATTCCAATGACCCCATTTGTCCTTGAAGGCACCGCAGTAGCGCCTATAGAAGCCCCAGGTGCCACCCAGCTCGTTTAGACGGCCAATAATCTCTAGTTGACTTGCATACTCAGCTGGCCTGTTTGTTACAGGCGTTCCCGTAAGGCACAAAACAACTCCAGACTTGATTGTCTTAGAAATTTTTATGGCTGCTTTAGTGCGCTGAGCTGTTGGAGTTTTTAGATAGTGGGATTCGTCGCACACCAATGACTTATATCCCTTGAGACTCTTAACCCAGTGATGAATATTCGCATAACCAATCACGATTATGTCGTGTTCTTCTTCAGGGAAGTAAGAACGGTCAGTGACTACTGACGCCTTTCGGGATGGAATCCATTTTTCAACTTCTGCTTTCCAGTTGAGAACAAGGTTTGATGGACACATGACTATCGCTGGGTACACATCTTCGCCAAGCGATGAACAGTATTCAAGAGTGGCCAAAGCTTGAAGTGTTTTGCCGAGACCCATGTCGTCAGCAATGAAGCACCTTCTGGCTTGATGTGCGTAAGACACACCAGCCATTTGATATGGGAGTAGTGAGCCAGAAATGTTTGGTATTTTTATTTCTGCACTACTAGCCCGTGATGCATCTGCCCGTTTTTTGCTGACTTCAGCAAACTCTTCTGCGTCAAGATGCAGTTCTGCCGGTACATCTATTTTGAACATTGCAGCCCATTGAATTGCTTCACGAACAGCAGTCCGTGGAACTCTCCATGCTTTAGATTTTGAATCCCACGTAACCCCCGGAAGCTGTTTTACAGAACGAACTTTTACTTGGTCGTAGTTAAAGCCAAGATAAATCCAGCTATCGTCGCTCCACATGCCAAATGACTTATTCAATCGTTTCGGTTCGTCAAAAAGCATTATTGATGTATCAACTTCAAAGTCATGAAGGATTGCAAAGTCTCTAATCTCTGAAAGAGATGTAGCAGGAGCACGCCAAACACGGGCGAGCTTGTCCCATTTAGCTCCAGGTATCTTCTTAATCGCTGCGACCTCGTCTTGGTCGTATGGAAAGTCGATTATTAGATGGTCGTCATTTAGCCAGAGTCGTTTTTCGTTCATCGCCTGCGACGCAACATGATTTTGCGTTCGTCTTCAGTCTTTCCCCCGTAGATGCCAAACTCAATTGAATTATCAAGAGCATACTTGAGACACTCTCCACGGACAAGGCAAATTCCACAATACCCAAGAGCTTCTAAGCGCTGTTTGCGATTGCGAGGGAAGAATGTGAGCGTATTTGCACTAATGCACGCACGTGCTGAACGCCAGCTGTCGCCTGAATAAATCATAAAGCTCCTTTAATATTGGGTGTTGAGTCAATATACACACACGGCTGGCCTGTTGCAACCCGTAAGGCATATTCATGGGTGGAGGAATAAGGAATACAATAGATATATGAGAGAAATTACACAGCAGGAGTTTGACTCTGTCCTTTTAGAAAGCCCTACGCCAATGGTCCTTGATATTTGGGCTACATGGTGTGGCCCGTGCCAGTACATGGCTCCATTGCTTGATGAACTCAGTACCGCATATGAAGGCGCAATACGGTTCGTCAAATCCGATGTTGACAAGAACCCTGACCTGGCAAAGCGCTTCAATGTCATGAGCATTCCAACACTATTGATATTTGCTGATGGCGAGGTTGTCTCAACAATTGTAGGAGCTGCCGGACCAGACTTTATTGTTACAGAACTAGAGAAAGTTTTGTCAGCTGAGTCTTACGAAGATGAGTGACGCAATATCTCTTTACCCAGTAGTCATCAGAGAGGCACGCTATTCCGGTGTTTACGAAGGTGGCAAATGGTTCGCTATTGCAGAATACACGGGCGAGTCAGAAGCCCTTGAAAATTACATTCATGGAGATGATTGTGATGCACTGGATTTCTGGGATTCAGATGAAGCAAAAATGATTGGCGTTGGTGATTCACCAAACAGCGCACTTGCAGACCTTTATCTTAGACATGGAATTGTCGAAGATGAAAAGATTCTGTTGGAAGAAGCAAACAGCGCATTTGACTATTCACCTAGGAACTACGAGACCCATCAAGAATTCAGCGTTAGATGGAGAGAATCTCTAAGCAGCGACCTAGAAAATGGAATCTACAAATTGAAAGGTGGTGGCTTCTCTGATGACTGAAACATCTCGTAAAAACCCTCAACTACTCCAGAGATGCTTTTTTCTGCTTCGACCCTATTCTCTTCTTCTTCAATTTGCTCAATCTCTCCGAGTACTGAGTTAGCCTGCTGAAAAGCAATAATTAATTGAGACATTTCGTTTTCGCTTAACTTCCGACCATTGAGTGCAGTTTGCAGTACATCGTCTTCGTCTTTTGATACTGCCAATCGGTTTCCAGAGTTAATCATTGCAAGTAGAGCTTCGGTTACAAGCTCAGCCTGGAGTTTTGACAAGTTGAATTCAAATGAAAATATCATCGGTTGTTGTATTCCGTTCCAATACTTGAACATGGCCCAGTATTCATATGTTCGCCATAATTTCCAGCAACTTCTTTTACAATGTCCAAAACTGCTTCTTCAATCATCTTTATTGTTTCGTCTACAAGATGTGATGTTTCTGCGTCAAAAGTGAACCCGTAATCTCGAATCACTGCGACACGTCGCAATACGCTTGCAGATTGGGCCAAAACATAATCAACGGGTGGTTTTTTATTTTGCATGTGAACGAGTGCCTTCTGTAATCTCAACTGCGATGATAAAAGCTTGAATTTGTGAAGTAATCAGCTGCTCTGAGTAAGACTCAGCATCATCATCAAACATAGAACCAACAAACACACTGTTTTCAAAATCAAAAACCGGAGTACCAGAATCTGAGTACTTGTATGCAGTGAAGTTTGTTGCAAAGTTTCCGTAGCTATCAAAAATGATTGTTGACAAGCCTTCAGTGAGCGTGTCTTCTAACGGGTTCTCCATGTAAATTTCTTGCAAGTTTTTACCTGGGTAACGATTCTTAATTTCATGCATTTGCCGAGCAGTTTCTTCTTCGCTTAAGCCGCCAACATGAGCTACAACATCAGAGATGATTCCTCCCCAGATTGGGGCAACTGAAACATCCTTGTAAACATTGATGAGCCAATTAAAAATGTGTTGTCCAGGTTGACCATCTTCTGGATTGATTTCAACAACGCCGACCTCTTCTTCAAGAGGGTTTTCTTTGCCTGGAACTGCATAGAAAAGCACTGCCGGGGTGTCTACTGGGCCCTTACTAATCTTGCTACCCATAAGCTTTGTTGCCATCATCATCTTGACGGCTTGGTCGGAGAAATTAGTGAGGAATTCTTGTGTTTTAGGGGGGTAAGTTGTTGTCATGGCAAAAGAGTACAGCCGCTTTTCCGTAATTGCAAGTATTTTTACTAAAGTGTGGCTGTGGGATAATTGGTTGGAGGAAAAATGGCTCACGGACTAGATAAAACCAAAAACGGTCGGATTCGCATGGCCTATAACGACCGTCAGGTGCCTTGGCACCGGCTTGGAACGCCCATGAGAGGCCTCCAGACCATGGAGGCGATGCTCGAGGCAGCCAGCGCCAACTATGACGTTGTTCTCACCAAGGTGGCGGCTGTAGATGACTCAGGGGAGCTCATTAGGAACTCAGATGGCTCACCCATAGTCATCAATGACAGTAGGGCGACTCTGAAACAAGATTTTGACGGTTCTTTTCACCCGTTAGCGACTGTTGGCACAAGATACGAGGTAAGACAGAACAGCGAAGTCCTTGAAAGAGCTCTCGCTGTGGTTGGTGCTTCAAAAGGCGATGCAGTAGTTGATACATGCGGTTGCTTGAAGGGTGGCTCAAGGTTTTTTGCAACCATAGACCTTGGTCCGCTAGTAATTGATGCGGCTGGAGTCAATGACAAGCTTGATAGATATTTAGTCATTTCAGCAGGTCATGACGGAGTGTGGCCAATAAGATATTCAAATACAGAAATAAGAGCTGTATGCAATAACACTGTTGTACTGGGTGAGAAAACTGCAAGAAGAGTTTTCACGGCTCGCCACACCAGAAATATGGATTCAATAATCGATGATGCTCAAGAGGTTTTGGAAATCTCTACTAAGTGGGGAGATGAATTCACCCGTAGTGCAGAGCAACTTCTTTCTATAAAGACACCCGTATCAGCTGTTCCTGATGCAGTCTTAAAAATAATTGCACCTCACACAAAGTCTGAAACAAAAAGACAAAGAGAGCACAGAACCTCGATAGAGGATGCAATAAATTCTATTTATAAGAATGAAAGAAATGCCGCAGGGTATGGATACAACGCATGGTCTGTATATAATGCTGTTTGTGAATACCTAGACCACTACAGATTCACTAGCCCAGAAGAACTTGCAATCGCTAGCATGGATGAAAACTCTTCTGCAACAAAAAAGAAATTGGCAGTGCAAAGAGCATTGCTTGGGACATAAAGATGGAAGATTGGGAGCCAATGGACGAAGAATTTGAGGACTACGCAGACATTGACCCAATCGCAGCAGAGTCTGATTATCTAGATGCAATACAGGAAATGATTGAAGACGCTTCATTTGAAAACATAGATGACAACCCGTTTATGTCTGAAGCAACAGATTATTCAAATATGCTAGATGTTTACTGCCAGATGATTTCAGAGCGCAAGTTCAATCGCATGGTCCAAGAACTCAAGGATTCAGAAGGTGACCGTGGAGTGATTCAGCTTTTGTTTGCAATTGAAAAAGCAACCGGTTGGCACATGGAGATTATGGGTTCACGTGCGAATGTCGACGATGAAATGATTAGCAAGTACAACAAGTTTGACCCGTATGCCTGGGAGAAGGTTAAGAATAGCGACGAGTGGCAGGATGCAATTTATAAAGTTGCATACATATCCGGTAGAGCCATGGACTTGGCTGTGCAGCAGATAGCTCAACCCATAGGCAGAGATGACAAAACTAGGGCGTCAATTAGAAAATTCTTATGGTCAGCATGGAAAGCACTTGACTTGAGGTTTAGTAAGTAATACTCTTTCCGTCCATGACAATGGAAGAAAAAAAGAATCAGCAGTTCAATGGCAGACACGAGACGCTGAATCTTGAAGGTCCTCCAGATTTCCCAAAGGGTGGAGCTTGCATCTCTTATCCGACTGATTGGTTTTTCCCTGAACCTCCACTAGGCAAAGATGAGCTTGAAAAGATAAACAACGCAAAAAGCATCTGCTCAAAGTGCTCCATACAGATGGAATGTCTCACATATGCAATGGAGTGGGAGCCATTTGGAATATGGGGAGGTATGACAGAGAGCCAACGCAAATTCCTCCGCCAGAAGATGAATTTTAAAACCCGACGGTATGATGAAACTATCCGACTACAACAGTTAATGAGCACATGATGACCTACACCGCCTCAGTTACAGTTTCAAACTTCTTAAGCAAGCTTCAAGGCGTCCGAGGTGGTGATGGACAGTGGCAAGCTCGATGCCCGTGTCGTAATGATGACAACAACCCGTCGCTTTCTATCAAAGACGACAATGGAAAGGTCGTTGTTTACTGTCATAGAGGCAAACCATGCAGCGCATCAGAGATATGTGATGCAGTTGGTTTGACGCAGAAAGACCTATTCCCCCCATCTTCAACATTTGACAAGAACAGCAAGCCAAAACAGAGGCTTGTAAAGACTTACAAGTACATAGACGAAAATGGTGAGCTTGCATACGAGAAGCAACGGTTCTTGCGTGAAGACGGAACTAAGTCGTTTCTTCAACGCCGCCCAAACCCAGAGAAAAGTGGAGACTGGCTTTATTCTCTTTCTGGAATCAGCAAGATTCTTTACAACCTGCCCGCAGTCATTGAGGGAGTAAAGAACAACGAACCTATTTGGGTTGTTGAGGGCGAAAAAGATGCCGATGCTCTAATTGAGTTAGGAATTATCGCAACTACAGGCCCAGGTGGAGCAGGTAGGAACAAGTGGGAGGACGGTTTTACAAAAGTCCTAGCCGGAGCCCATGTTGAAGTTGTTTCAGATAACGATGATGTTGGCAAGTCGTTTGCCATGGATGTACGCGCCAAACTAAATGAAGCTGGATGCACCGGTGGCGTATGGCTCCCTGCTTCAGGAAAAGATACCTATGACCACTTTGCTGCTGGAAAAACTTTTGATGACTTCATCCCTCTTTCCAATTATGTTGAATCACCCGTAGAAGAAGAACAAGAAGAGCCATCTCAAATGGACTCAATTCTTGTGAAGATTAATGACATCTTTGATTCAGAAAACCTCAGTGACTCGCAGAAGCTAAACCGGGCAAGCATTGCTCTTACATCAATGACAATCAGTGAGCGCACTGACACTGGTCGCTTGGTCAACTGGGAAAGTTTCATCTCTGAATCAGACAACGACAGTTTTGATTGGATTATCCCTGGACTACTAGAGCGTAAAGAGCGAGTAATCGTTGTTGCAGCCGAAGGCGTTGGAAAGACAATGCTTGCACGACAGGTTGCAATCCTCTCTGCAGCTGGTGTCAATCCGTTTACGTATCAATCAATGCCTCCAATTAGGACATTGACTATTGACCTTGAGAACCCAGAGCGAATCATCCGGCGCACATCCCGTAGCATTATGAATGCTGCAATCGCCCGTACGCAATTGATGAATGGCAAGCGTATTGAACAGGTTGAAGCCCACCTTCTCATCAAGCCAGCTGGAATTGACTTGCTGAGTGTCTCAGACAGGCTTCTTGTTGAAGAGACTGTTGAGAAGATTAAGCCAGACCTGCTTGTTATGGGCCCTTTGTACAAGTCATTCATTGACTCTGGCAACAGGACAAGCGAAGCTGTTGCAGTTGAGGTTGCTCGCTTCCTTGACTACATTCGTGACCAGTTTGGATGTGGCCTATGGCTTGAACATCACGCACCTCTTGGTTCAAGTCTTACCACCCGTGAGCTTCGACCATTCGGTTCTGCTGTGTGGTCGCGTTGGCCGGAGTTCGGTATCTCATTGCAACCAGACCCAACATCAATGGAAGGCTATGTCTACGATGTGAGGCATTTTAGGGGTGGCCGCGATGAACGCCCGTGGCCGACTAAAATGAAACGTGGAAAGATTTTCCCATTTGAAGTCCTTGAGTATATGAAAGTTGGCTAAGTGTCCAAAGGCGAAGGCGGTTTAACGAGAGAGTTTCTTGCAGAAAGAGACTTGCGTATATTCAAACTAAGGCAAGCAGGTGTAACGCACGGCGAAATAGCCCGTAGGTTCGGCATGTCAAGCAGGGCAGTTGGAACCGCCATTAGAAGACAGCTTGAGAAGCTCAACTCCGAAGCTTTAGTTGCTTACCCGGAGCTACTAAGGATGGAGCTTGAAAGACTTGACTCGCTCCAGTCAGCTATATGGCCAATGACCCAACATCGCAAGATAGAGATGGATGATGGAACAGAAGTAACCGCTGAACCAGACCTGAAGGCAATTCAACAGGTTCTTTCAATAATGGACCGACGTCAAAAACTTCTTGGCATGGAACAAACAAACCTAAACATCCAAATGGATGTCAATTCTCAGGTTAATGTTAGGTCTACTCTTTCCGGCGTAATAGATGTGAGCACTGTAAGCCAGTTCTCCCCTGAATCAGAAGCCCGTAAGCTTTTGGAGATTATGGGACGAAGCGGTGTGCTACCTCCAGATGTAATTAATTCGATACTTGATGAACCAGCAATAGAGGATGGGGAGGTGATTGATGTTGAGGAAACCACATCCGATGGAGGGTATGTTCAGGAAGCCATATCCGACGGAACGAAGGAGTAATACTCCAAAAACAAAAACAAAAGAAGTAGAAGTTCAAATAGCCAAGGGCTTACTGAATATAGGCAACAAGTTCAGGAGCATTAACAAAAACAGGGAACTGCCAGAACTAGACGCCCATGATGTAGTTTTGTTGTCTATGAATGACAATGAATCACTAGAAGACAACATGGAAGAGGTTCAGGACAACATTCAAGCTGCTGTTGATGGCGTCATGAAGGTTGAGGACCTTACCCGTAAGGCAAATACCGGCTCAAAGCCTGGTTTGCCAGCAAACAAACAGGTATTGATTAGGGCCACAGACGAAGACCATGAAAGATGGAAGCTGGCAGCTGCAGAACTGGGTGTTTCTTTGGCTGAGTTTGTTAGGGACGCATGCAACAAGGCTGCTGGCTCTATGGTGTGCCAACACCTTCCGGAACACAGAAAAGTGTACCCGTGGATGTCAAAGTGTTTAAATTGCGGTAAGAGATTTAACTCTTAATAGAATTTAGTTGTAATCACATCACCAGCAATATCGGTTGATGGAGTACTACTTGTCCTGATTAGAACTCGCTTAAGCCATCTATCAGTTCCGTCGTATCTGGCGACAAATGGTTTTCTTCCATGCACTGCCATGTTGTTATTGATAAGCATTAAGTCACCCGTATCAAGAACATAATCAACTACTGACTCTCGAATAGCTCTCTTTAAATGACCCAAGGCATGCTTGGCTTCGTCTGTTGTTCCTGTTACTAGCGTTTCGTCGTATACAAGATGCCACTGACCATCTACATTGCTTAAAACTGTAATTGGTATTGAAGCGTCTTGCTGTCCATCAAGCATAAAGCTTGGGTCTAACGATGTTAAGAAGTTCGGCTTGCATAGCTCTTTGATTACATACTCATCAAGCCTGGAAACTATGTTCTCAGCCTCTGAGATGGTAGTTATACCCGTGGGGTCTCCACGAACACATAGGAGCGCAACTAGGTCTGGTTTATATGGATGGAAAGCTGTTTCTGTGTGTAAACCAAGCTCCACCTTAGAGCTTGTAGATATTTGCATTGACTCGGTTTTCTGTATTGGAAATATGTTCTGAACAAGCATCCCTTTTTGTTCTTGTTCATACCCAATTGGGCTGCCTAGCGACCGTGTAAATTCAAGAAGCTTCTCGTCGCAATCAGTGAAAAGCTTTGAGATATCGTCATGTGATATCGGAGTGGTAGGTATTGAGCCCGTGATGAAGTTTTTGTATATCGAAACAGCTTTATTCATTTTCCTTAACCGCCGAAACGCTCATCATTCCACCCTTTTGCAACAGTAGAGATATTAGCTCTTCATCTGAATGCATGCATGTAAGGATGTCGTCACTTAGGCGATTTACCTTGATTGTGAATGTCTTCGTCTGGCTGTTCTCCTGCATAGTAGTCAAGCTCCTCTTGTTGCATTTTGAAATCTTGGTACTGCGAGTACCCGTAGTCTGCTTCTTCATTGCTTATGCTGCTCATTATTAGCTCCCTGCATCCTCTACTTGCTCCCACTCAAGACCATCTGGCCCTGCGCGGAAAAGCTTCCTAACTCCATCAACCATGCGCCAGGTCCATCCCCACCTGCAACAAGGTAATTCACTATCAGGGTCAATTGCAAAGTGTAGTGGCTTTCCAAACCTACTCATGGCCCTAGGAAGGACTGACCACAAACGAGCAGTGCAGTCATGGCATAAGCAAATGTACCCGTTAACCCATGTGTTGGTTAACCAATACTGAGATGTGTCATTGAACTCTGCATAGTCGCCACTTGCGTCAAAGCACATACCACCAATGATTTGCTTGTAACCATCTTCTTTGTAGCGTTCTGGCATAAACAATAGGATTGGTCGATGGCATTCGTCGCAGACATGATTGTCATGCTGGTCTGTGTTTATTGCTGACATATCAGCCTCCAGGCAATTCGTCGTACTTAGGGTTAATCATCATGTCATTTATGTGATGCGGCTTCAATACGAAGCCCATGGCCGGATTGTCACTCTTTGGTGCGAATGGCGTAAATGTATTCTCGTTGAAGTCCTTTGAATTCATGTTGATGAAATTGCGAAGACGTTTAACCGAGACGATGATGAATGATTCACCAAGTGTGAACTGGTAGACCCACCATTTAGCAGTGGTGATGTTGAGTCCACTTGCAACCCAAACCTGATTCTGGTCTTGGTCAAGCTGTCGTCGTGGGTTCTGATACAGCTCAACAGCCATATTCCCATTCCTAAACCTGTCAGTCTTTACTTCAAAGTCGCCTTGCTCAAGTGATTCAAGAAAGTCTTTGATTACAGACTCACCCATATGCCCGTAGGCCAAATCGTTTGTGAAGTTGAACTTCTTTGAGGGGATGTCAGCATTGCTCATTGCTTGGCCTTGCTCTTTGGTGGCTTCGCTGGGTCGTGGAGCGATACTCCATAGATTTTGCGGAACTGATTGAGGATTGGCTTTACTGCCTGTGGTGTGCCATGTGTGTAGTACACAGGGCCATGGATGCTTGGTGGGGGTGTGATTTTGTATCCAGTACTTCCTTTATGTTCAATCACAAATCCAAGTGCTGAGAGCTGCCTGAACAGCTCTTTGACTACCTTATTGCCATGGTTCCTTGATGCCATATTATTCCTTTTCATGTAGCTTGATTTAATTGGGTTGCTGGAACTGTACAGGGAGGATTTTATTTTGTCAACATTATTTTGGGGTTGATTTATTGCCCGTGAGCATTTATATTGTTGGGACAGGAAATATCTGAAAGGGATAAAAACCATGAGTGAATACGAGAATGTCGTCCAGGGGACAGCAAAGCGTGGCCGAAAGCCATTGCCAGCAGAAGAGAAGCAACGCCGGGTCGAACTGCAAAAAGAACAGAATCGTTTGCGACAAGAGGCACGCCGCCGAGCTGCTCTAGTCCTTCAGCACCGCTATTCAGAGGAATTCTCTGGGCTGTGCTCGATTGAACTTACTTCATTGAAGAATTCAAAGAACAAGATAAGCAACTAGGGATTGAGTAGTCACCTGGCATTAGTGGGAACGATGTTGCAGGTGGCTACTCATGTAGCCCTCGTATCGGCCCACTCTTATAAGGTGTAGAAACCGTAGTTGGTGACACGTTGGTTCAAATCCAACCGAGGGCACTATGAACAAAAACAAAAACCCAAATAACTACATGAAGTACGGTGGCAAGCCATATGTGATTCTTTGCTATGCGAAGATGAAGGATGGATGGTTCACCCGTGAGCAGTATTTCAATTTTCAATTAAACCGTCGTGAATGGATGAGGGACATTGACCGGACGATGGAGACATTGGAGAAGAATGACTTTATTGAAAGTCGTATTGTTGACGGTGTAGCTTTCTATAAAATCACTGATTGGGGCAAGTATGCATTAGTTGCTCTTGGTGAGACACAGCGCAAGAAACATATTGACTTAAAAGCTTCACACATGAGGGCGAATGAGTTAAAGTCGCGTGTCGGAGCTACAGGAAGTGAATGGGATTATGACTCGTTGGATTAATGAAATGAATGCCGCAGATGAGATTTACAAGAACAAGAAGATGCGTATGTGTGTCTACTGCGGATTGATTTTCAAGCAACGACGCATGAGTGCATTCTCAATTGACGATGTACTGATGCACAACTCGGTCATGTTTGACGATGTAAACGAGTTAGCGACTTTGCTACTTGAACTAACCTCCCGTGGAGTGTTTGAGCAAGTAGACAAAGCCGGATTAACTAAATGGCGTCTCTCATCTTTTGGTATGCGTGTAGCTCCCTTTCTGGGTGCACACGAGATGGCTAACTTAAGTTAGCTTCTAAACCACTTTGTGAGTCTGCCGAAGAACGAAGTCTTCGTAATTGCATTGCGTACGTCCTTGAGTTCTTCAACAACAGCCTGGAATTCCTTCAAGTCTGCTTGTGTTGGAGTTGGGATTTCTGCAAGCTTCTCTTGAACTGGCTTCTTCTTAGGAGCGGCCTTCTTCGGAGCAGCTTTCTTTGCAGCTACTGGCTTCTTCTTGCTTGGTGCTTTCTTTTTCTGTGTCATGGGGAAATCTTAGTCAAGGGATATTGGTCTGTAGGGGAACTGCTACCCGTGCCGGTTTCTAGCCTCTAGCATTGGTTCGTGGACAACGATTACGACAGCAGAATGCTGAAACTAGCCATGGTCCTAGCCACTGCTGTAGAAGCCAAGAACGAGATGGTGGCTGAGGGTGGTATTGGCGAGGACATAAACCAAGTCCTATACGGCTGGCGTGGGAGCTCCCTAAGCGTCGTATCGCAGATGACCGACGCAGTACAGCGTAAGACGCCATATGAGCGCTTTATGGCTGTCTCAGACGCAGTAGCCATACTTCGACAGGGCTGGGGCGTAGATGCTATCTCAATGGTTGCTGAGGGGTATGTAAGTTCTAATCCTGCCGACACCTATGACAAGAGCCTTGCTACTGAATTCGCTATAGGCAACAGGGCGGTGAACGAGTGCATAACAGTCACCCATGTCGTAAAAGACGAAGTCTCATTTGTAAGCAAGGGATACTCCTATGATGTGCCAAGAAAGGTTGTCTGGCAAGAGGAAGTGTTCGTACCAGGCAGAATGATGGTGCGCAACGAGGAGAGTATGTATCCACTGCTATTTCATACGGCGCTGAAGTTACCTTACGACACGCCAGATGATGAGGTTATGTGGCTCGCCTCAGATGAGTACTACGGCGCACTTGTATTCGGACTACTTGCTAACGGCTTCTCTACTAGGTCATTCGTCTAGCGCTATTACTTACACAGCAAAGCGCAGCCATTTGATATTGTGGCTTCGTTGGCAAGGTTTTCTATTTCCTTTTCTCCTTGCCAATGCTTCGTGTGGCGCTTTATAGTGACAACCAAGCGACGGCAGGCGTTCGGGGTGGTGCGCCTGCCGTCAAGGTTTTGCTACTGCTATGGCCATAGTGGTAGCGAATTTCTAACCCGTAAGCAGTTTGGAGAGAGTGCCACTAATGACACTCTCTCCACCTACTGCTACTTGCTACTAGGTAGGTATATCTGCTGACTAGGCATAATCAGACTGCCATACACCTTGTAGGTGTCATCTATGGCTCGGCGTGTATTGCCGTCACATAAGGCGTGTACAAGGCTTGTAATTGTGTCACCTTGCGAAACGATTATGCCTCGACTAGGGCAGGTGTATCCACTCTCTCTAGTAAATGAGTAGATACCTACTCCTAATCCTACTGCTATGAATACTGCCATTACTCTTTTCATTGGGTGTCTCCTTGTTGGTTGCTTATGAATACAACTTAGGGCATAGGTGGCACAATGTCAAGCATTGTTTGCCCGTATGGCAAACGCAGCGAATTGGGTAAATAAAAAAGCCACCTAGCGAGGGGTGCTAGGTGGCTTTTGTGAGGTGCTTGCTTACCCTCTTAATGCGTCTGCCAATTCGCTTACGGCGTTCGCAAGCAAGTCAAGCAGGTCTGACACGCCTGCGATAATGGCGTCATTATCGTCGGCGTTGACAGCCTCAAACGCTTCTGCAATAGCGTGCAGGTCGTTTGAGGTGCTGTCTGCAATTCCGTGAATTGCGTCTAGGTCAACTTTTTTCATATTCACCTCTTTTCACTTATTCTCTAGTAGGGCTTGTGCCTTACAGATATCAAGATAGGGCATAGGTGGGATATTGTCAAGTTATAAATGAATATTCTTTTGATATATCACAAGGGGTATTTATGTCACTAAGACAAGGCAAGAGGCAAGACATAGCAAGAGGCACTAGAGGCACTAGGAGAGGCTAGGAGAGGGTATGAGGGGCTAGGAGAGAGTGTAAGACGGTCTAAGAGGTTAGAAGAGTGGCAAGGCAGGAGACAGGGTGACAATGGCGCAACCAGATGCCATAAATAGTGACTATCGCTCGAACTTTTTGCGTAGCGGCAAAGTGTGTGTGTAGCTATACGACAGTGTTTGCAGCCGCTATTCCCACATAGATTTATCTGAAGGTGTGCGCAGTTGGATGTTCTTGGTCAGCCTCATGCCGGCTATCAAAACTCCTAAAATAGTTGCGGCCAATAAAGCTACATCAATGAATTTATCTCGGTTCATTTTATGAACTTCTCCTGTATGCCTGGAATGCGCTTATCTTTTACAGAGACGATTGCTTTGTTGATGATGTTCTCTGATTTTATTAGGGGGGAGTCTGTTGTAATTATGTATGCAGGTACATCAAACATTTCTGTTTCATTAACAGTTGCAATACTTTCTTCTACAAGCTTGTTGACATCTACTTCAACACAAACAGCTTCTGTGAACGTCACATAAACCGGCATCTCATATTTGCGTCCGTTAATATCTGCTTCCTGGAATCCAACTAATCGCTTGCCATCAAATACTGCAACCATCACAGCTGCGTCGTACTCGTTTCCAAACATCGTCAAGAAGTATTTGCCGTTGTCTTCGTTGAACTCTGTAATCCCATCCTGCTCGATTCCCTCGATTAGGTCCGGGTATGTTGCCAGCCAGTACTGATTTGTCATAGCCCCAATATATAGCAGGCTTCAACCTATTTGAAATAGATTTATCTGAAATAAGGGGTCCAAAAAAATTTTTGCGAAGGACATTCCCTTTTTCTATATAGGTATGCCGTATGGCTAGTTCCGACTTTTGGGGCTCCCCGTATTTTGGGCAGTCTGGCAACCCCGGATTAATTTATCTGACATTGATTTGGGTGGGGCCGCCGTTTTCCGGCTAGTGATTTTTAGGCTATTCCGAAGACAGTGGTAGTATCTTTATGTGAGCGATTCTTTTTATTCATCAAGCTTCAGTATTTTTTCTAAGACTGATGAAACTGCTGACGGAATCCAAATCCTAAGAGCCGACAGGTCGCCCTGTATTGTCTGTGGCCATCCAACCGGAGACTGCTCTCCGGGTTCGCATGAGAAGCTTGAGATTGCATTCGCAACTCAAACTCTTGAGTCTTTTAAAGACATTCAAAAAATACTAGTCGAAGAAACAGTTTACGAAAACCGACAAATAACACCATTCACAACCGCACGTGTGATTATTGCAAAAAAGGGTTCATATGTCACAGTTGAGCGTGCAAAAGAACTTGGAATTATTCCATAAATTGACAACTGCTTCTGCGTGAGTCGGTGTATCATCGTTCCCCTAACAAACCAAAGGGGCACCTAATGTCAATTTTTTCCGAAGAATTTCTTTTGTCGTACAAGACCAAGACACCACCATGGGGTTTTGGCGGACTGGGAGAGGTTGTTTATCTCCGAACATATAGTCGCACGATTGAAGAGCTCGGACGAAATGAAACTTGGGTCGAGACAGTCACACGCGTGATTGATGGAGCGATTGAGATTGGCGTTCCATACACAAAGGCAGAAGCCGAAGAGCTCTTTGACCACATGTTTAATCTGCGTTGCTCATTTTCCGGTCGCGCTCTGTGGCAGCTCGGAACACCATTGGTAAAGAAGTTCAGCGGCTCGTCCCTGAATAATTGCTACTTCACGAACATTGAAAAGATTGAAGACTTTGAGCTTCTTTTTGAATACTTGATGCTTGGCGGTGGCGTTGGCTTCTCGGTAGAGCGCTCAAAGATTCACGACCTGCCAAAGGTCAAGGCCGGCGTTTCTATTGTTCACGAACGCTCAAACGATGCAGACA